TGCGATCGTAATTCAAGTATCCTGAAATGCCTTTTTGTAAGCCAGCAATAAGAGCTACCACAGCTGGCAATATCCAGTTTTTAGGTTTAAGTAATTGTTCGGCAGGAACAGCTACAATAAAAACACCCAACTCAATTAAGGCAATTTTAATAATTCTTTCTAATGCTTTTTTAAATGTTTGTTTTTTAATCATAATTTTTATCTTACAAATGTATAAAGTCGTTTGTTGACCTTTGTTTGTTTAATTTCTTCTACTTCTTCAACGGCCGACCAATCAGTTTCAAGATTAAGATAATCTAAAGCATCATTGATTGGTATAGCTTCCCCTCCCTTAATTAAATAGACAGCAGGTTTACCTTTTTCTTTAAGAAATTTCATATTATTCTTTTTAATTGAATATCTAAAACCGTGTTTTATAATATAATCCCAAGCAAGTTTTTTAATAAAGTTATCATAACTATCAAACACTTCCCAATACTCGCCATATACGGCATTTACGAGCGTAACAGCGTGGTTTAATGGTTTAGATGTCTTTTGGTAAATACCATTAACTGCCTTGTCCCAAGCGTGGACTATTACTTGAATTGGGGCTACTTTAAGAGCATAACATAATCCATCACTATCAGAGGGAACTATCCACTCATAATTGACTTGGTGTTTTTGTGCTTTGTTTATTATCTCAGTAGAAATTTCTTTGTAATAGTCGTCCCAAGAAGTCCAAACACTGGGATAATCTTTTTCCAAAACTAATCCGTCGTGCCTTATGCTATCACCAACACTGGTAAGCCAATTCCCCCTACGGGTTGTTCCACTCATTTTAGCAGTAAATCTATCCGACCAATTAACTTCATAGCCATATTGAAAGATATGTAGTATTTCAAGGCAATTAAGAGCTGAAAAAGTGACGCAAGCCATCGTTTCTACCCCTCTGTTTTGTCGTTCATTAACTGGTAAATAATCTGTCCAGTCGCCTGACGGATTAACAATATTTTCGTTCAATGCCCCAAACCTATAATCTGTTCTTCGTTTAGGTTTTATTATTACTCCTTTATTTATATTCATACCAAGTATTTATTATTCCTTTTCCGATGAAATTGCTGTCTGTATAAATCATTATGTTTTCGTTTTCAAATAAAACTACTCTGTAATGTGTTAATGTGTCGTGTCCTCTATATCTAATTATAATATGTTCTTTTCTAACTTCATCTCCAAATAACTTTTTTAACCTATCTGCGTATTGATAACATATACCTCCGTGAGTTCCTTTACTCCATTTCGCTAATTGATAACTTTCTAATTGATAAAATGTTTTTGGTTGTTCTTCATATCTCATTAAATATGTTTCTGCGCCACAGAATAATGCTATTAAAAATTCTATTGCTGTTATTGCTATCAATATCTTTTTAATCATATAACTAAGAACTAAGTGTTAAATCAAACCTCCACCAACTACCCTCTAAGTATATTTTTGCTTCTCCATCGGTTGTATTGTAATAAATCAAACCATTTACTGGGCTTCCCGGATTAGATGCTAAATTTTCTAAAACTGGTATCAAATCTGTTACTCTATTTCCGTCCATACTTCCTCCTGCTAATGGCAAAAAATTATCATCTACATATTCTTTATTTACTGCGTGATCATCAGATGTTGGCGTAATCAATCCAGTTATTTGATGGGAATTCATAGTAAGGTTAGCATCTATTCCACAAACACCAACTCCAAAATTAGATCCTACTTGAATATGGTCTGCATATAATTTCCCAGCAAAAGTTCCTGTGCCTGCATTAGTTATATTGTTCGTTCCCATATTTATACTACCTGTCATTGTCCCTCCTGATAAAGGCAAAAAACTTCCATTTATTGGGCCATCCCAACCTGCGCCGTTATAATAATATAAATTATTGTCACTGTTCCATCTTATTAAAGTTCCTGTTGTAGCTAATCCGGTTGTATCTGTGCTATCAAAAGCAATGTATTGTGGGTCGGTTATTCCGTTTCCTCCCATATCTATCCCTCCTGTCATTGATCCCCCGGATAAAGGCAAATAATCTGCTACCAAATCATCGACATATTTTTTCCTTGCTGCGTCCCCATCGTTTATTGGTGTTGGAAGATTTTGTATCAAATAAAGGCTGTTCATACTAATAGCCCCAGTCATTGTTCCTCCTGACAATGGCAAATAATCTGCTACTAAGTCATCTGCATATTCTTTGGTTGCTGCGTCTTTATCGTTTACCGGAGATATTAAATTATAAACTTTATATGTATTTTGGCAATCAAGGTTTCCCCCTAATTGCGGACTTGTATCATCTTTTACTTCTGATATTCCCTCTCCTAATTGGACTTCAGATGATCCATTGTAATAATAGATTTTATGGTCTGTTTTTGTAAAGAGAGCGCCTTCTGTTGTTGGATATCCAGAGCTTAATTGATCAAGGTATAATGTGTTCCACTTATTACTAGCATCTCCCAAATTAACGCTTGTTGCCGTCATTGGCCTTAAGCTAGTGGAGTAAACAACAATATCAGCTCCTGTCCCCCTGTCTAAGTCTGCTCCTATAAAAAGGCTTCCTAATGGTAGCCCGGTAGAAACGTGCTCTATATAAGAAATTCCTGCGCTTCCATTATCTGTTCCATAAACCAACTGAACGTCTAATCCGCTATCACTAAAAAGCGTTGTGGCATTCGCCTCCATCATTAAAGTAGACATCCCTGCATAACTTTGTCCGTATATTTTACCTGACAATACAGGAGAAGCTCCACTTATATCGTAAAATTCTAGTGCAGCGTTACCTGTTTCACTTCTTAATAAAATATCTTCATCTGCTGAACTTAATGTGTTTGTTCCTATTTCCCATCCACCTATTGATCCAGTAACAGCACTTATACTTCCTTCTATTACTAATGTATCCTCGTCCCAATACATTCCAGCATTTGCTTTTAATGTGGCCTCCTTGACCATTTCCGCTGTTACTCCATTTACACTTTCTATATTTTTTGCTTTACTTTCGGTTGATAATACTGGTTTTAATTCTTTTTCTATTAACTCTAATCTTGCTTCCTTGCCCCTGTAATCTATATTATGGATAACCATATTGTCTCCAAATAAAGTTTGAGAAGCATCTATGTTTAATACTTTGCAAGTATCCCCGGGCCTTATTCCCATTATGTCATATTCTTCCCCAGAAACTACTACCGTTATTTGTCTTTTGCTGTCTTTATCTTTTGCTATTTTTCTGTTACCAGTAATGTTTGACATTGCGTCAGTGGTCATATTAAAATCTACTAAAATATCTGCCATTCTATCAAAGTTCGTTATGCTGGTTGCATCTTCATAAAGGTTGTCTACTACTGTGCCTGATCGCTCTCCGTTCCAAATGAAATAAGTATTTATAACATCTTCTATGTTTTTTTGCCCGTCTATCTCTATTATGTGTTTACCTAAAACTAAACTATGATCTGCTGTCGCTGATTGTTCTTTTAGATGGAATTTACCTTCTGCGTCTATATACCAAAACCAACCATTATCAAGATATTTCTCTAATTCTTTTATTGCTGTTATGTGCCTTGATTGGTTGAATGTTATTGTTATGCTATTTCCTGTAGTCCCTATGTTAGTATAATCGTTTGAAATATAAAGTGCTGAAACCAATGACCTATGATTTGTTAATATACCCTCTATAATATCTGCTATCTCTGTTGTGGTCCAAGTTACACTAAAGTCATCTTTTACACTATCTCCACTCCTGTAAAATTCATTATTCAATTTAGCTATATTTGGAAGAATGGTCATTTCAACCCCCTCTTTTCCGTGTAAATAATACGGACTAAACTTTGATATGAATCCCGTATAAATTAAAACATTATCATTGTAGTCATCGGTTATATAAATTTCTACTTTGTAATTAAAATCTATGTCGCTTCCCTCTCCATAATCCTCAAGGGATCTATCTAATTCTAAAACAACTTGACCTAAACCACCATTGATGGAATAGGTAAACATTGGCTCTGACATTACATCGTTTAATGTCGTAACAAAAGTATCTGAAATGTCATAAATTTTATATAAAAATCTTGGTTTCATAAATAAAGAGGGTAATAATCTATATCTAAATCTACATTAAAAGCTCCTCCAGCAGTTATTGTTAGTGTGATATAATTTTCATTCGTTCCAGTATACCAATCAGGAATAGATCCACTATAATCTAAATCTGTTGTATTGGCTTGAACGGTCATATCCTCGCTATCAATAATTATGGGGTGAGCCAAATCATTTTCTATTTCTATATAATTTCCTACATTTTGAAACTTGACTTTTGTTATTGTTCCAGAGTTTTTGGTAATAGTTATTGTTGGCAAGCAACCCCTTGACCCTGTAATCGTTAAATAAAAACTATAAGGACTAGATGTAATTGCGTGTTTGTCTACTTCTGTTTTTGTCGTTGATTTTCCATATCCAGCAGGAACAATGAATTCTGCTTCCCAAGGAATATAATTAACATTATATGATTCTTGGTTAAATGTATGCCTTAAACAAGTAGCTACATATCTACGTTCATCTCCTCCGTCTGGGGTAATATCTAAATTGCCACTTGCTTTACTAAACAATTCTTTGAATGTATCAACTTTCGTTTGTAAATCAGATGGACTTGACCCTATTAGATTTCCTTTAAGTAATATCCTTTTACTTCTGTAATGATTAGAAAGCATTAACTCTCCCGACCTATTGGGCAGTTTTCTCATTTCTAATTCTCTATCAGGGGCTGTTTGGTGTTTAACAAATTCTGTGCAATAAGTAGCTCCCGATATTGTTGTTCCGTCGTATTCTATTGTTATCATAATCCCATAGAAGCTAATTTAGCTCCCCTATTTAATGATTTAGTTATTTCTCTAACAAAATTGTCCTTATCTACAATATTTGCTCCACTAAAATCAAAGTTAAAAGTATTTCCCATACTCTTATCGGCTGGTAAAACGTGTTCTCCTTTATGCAACTGGTATAACCCAGTTTCGTTTATTGGCCCACCGAATTGTCTACTGCCTAACGTATTTAATTTAAGCAATTTTTCTCCTAACCAGTTCCCAATCCTACCAACTATAAAACCATCTTTGAATGCATCTTTTAATTCAATAATGCCATACTTTACTTTTCTTAGTTGGTCTATTAAGTATAAAAATTCACCCGAAAGAAGTGCAATGGCAGATGTAATAAGTAGTATGGGTCCTAACGTTCCAGCTCCAAATAAAGCTACTACGCCCGGACCTATAAGCGTTAGAGCGCTAAAAGTTAGCAGTAATCCCCCTAGTGCTGCTGTTAAATAAACTAAACTTTTAGATAACCACTCATTTTCTTCTGACCATTTTATTGCTGATTGTATTGTAGGTGTTATTTTTTTAATCAATTCTGTTATATTTGGGATCAACTTCATTCCTATTTCTTCTTGTAAATCTCCAAATGTTTCTTTCAGTATTTTTAATTGTCCTTCAAGGGTATCTCCTGCTGCTTCTGATAAACCACCAAATTGTTTTTCAAGCTCTCCCATTGCTAACTCATACTTTTCTGTTACTGTCATATTTGCCAACATTTCCTTATCAAGCGTTCTAATAGATGGGATGTATCTGTTTAACATTGTAATATCTCCTTCGTGAGCAAGCATTAAGGCCCTAACTGCTGTTTCTGCGTTTATCATTCCACTTGTTTCCATATCTAAAGCAATCCTTGCCATTCTTTTTGACTCTTCAAGGTCTCTCGTTGCTGGTAGCAATTTACCAACTATTGAGCCAACATATTCATCGCTAAAACCCGTTGCCATTTGAACACTTCCGGCAAACTCTTTAATGCTATTTGTAGTTGACTCTATTTCTAGTCCACTTAACTTAACTTGCTGCCTGACAATATTCCATTGTTTTTCGTGTTCTGCTGCTGCTTTAACTGATAACCCGAGAAAACCAACAATAGCTCCACCCATAACACCTGCTGCAACGCCAGCAGCTTTCATTTGTTTCTGAGCGTTTTGAACTGATTTGCCTACCCCCTCTATCTTTTTTGTGGCTTTATCTTCAGCGTCTATTAAAATTTGTAATTTTTGAGCTAACATTCTCTTGGCTCTTATATTTATTAACAATCAAGTCAGTGATTATCTTAATAAACCAAGTTGGTTGTTTTATATAAGTATGATAATCCCAACCCATTTCATAGCAAATGGTTGCTATATTCAATTTTCTAATGGCTACTTTTTTTTTATATCCGTGCTTTGGTCATCTTCCTTGGTTACTTTGTCTATTTCTTGCATTACAAACTGGTAGTCCTCTTTCTTTAAGTCAAGGATTTTGTTAAGCACATCTTCTTTTGATTCGTTTACTGAAACAACCATTATTTCAATAGTCCTGTGTATTTGCTTTCTGATAAAACTTGCGTTATTGAAATTAACATTTGCCCCCGGTTTCTTTTCTCCTGCAACGGCCGAAAGATTAACTTCATTGAAGATAATATCTTCTAGTTCATTTACTTCTCTGCCTGTAATGTAAGTTTTAATTTCAACATTAACTCCACTTGGAGTTTTAATTGTTTTTGTTTCTCTTTCCATAGTTTTATATTATTAGTTTTTTAATCTCCATAATCTGTTCCAGCTGTGCGATTGACCAATGATAAAGTAATAGCTTTTGCGTCATCTCTGTCATATAATGCTTCAAACTCTTGGTTGTCAAATATGTATTCTCCAACTTCTAAAGGGTTTTCATTTGGATTTAACTTTACCTTGTGAAACTTAAATGTAAGTTGATCCCAAGTTGATCTATCTGACTTAATAAATTTTCCCTTTGATATTAAGGTAATAGCTTGCTTGTCTTTGTCTAACCATTTTTGGCGCTGTTCTACTCCATCAAATAATCTTTTTGCGAGTATTCTTCCTTCTTTTGATCTTGGTAAGATTTTAATTGGATCGTGTTGTCCTGAAGCTGCCTGTTCAAATAAATTATTCTTAAGCTCTATGCTAAAATCTTGAAACGGGGTCGCATTGGCCTTTGATCCAGCTGCGGTTGTTGCTGCTGACTCATCTGCCCCTACACCTATTAAAGTATTACCCTCAAAGAAAGGTTCTTGTAATCCTTCGTCTGAGTAGTCTTGTCTTTTAAGATATACTGGATCACCTGCACTTGCAGTTACTTCGGTTGCTCCAAATCCAACTGTCACTCCATCTGCATTTACGCTAGTTAACGTGATATCTACCCCTCCTATAACCAAAACATCTCCTACCGCTAACCCTTCGTTTGGTTTTAATACATAGTCTTGGTCTAATACAGCAGAAGTCATACCCGCTCCCGTGAGTGCAGCTGCTAATGTGGCTACGCTAAATTGTCCTGTTGCTTTAATGTCTACAACCGCTTTCATCTTGTTATTGTCAAATTCTAATTTTAGGTTGTCTGCTTTAACCCCCCAATATCTTTGTGCATATAATCCTTTGGCTATTTCTATTGTATAGCTTTTTGGGTCATCTGCTGTAAACGGATGAGTATATCCATCGGTAGCGTCTCCAGTAGTTGCTCCTTTCTTGTAAAACATATTAAAAATATGTCCCAATGTATCAGGGTCAGCGTATAATTCAATAGATCCTTCGTGGGTGTGTCTACCCTTAAGTATATCGTCTGATTTCCAAGATAACCCAGCCATTCGTGCGTCTACATCTCTATTAAGATTGGAATTGACCGACTCTGATATTAAGGGTAAGAATATGTCAGGCTTTACTGGGGTATTTTCGGTTGCTTCTACTTTTAGCGCTAAGTATTGTTGGTCTGATAAATAATTGCTCATATTTATTTATTATCCTTTTTAATTTCTTTGGGTTTTTCAACGACCTTTTCAAAGTTTGCGTTATTGAAACCCTTTGGCATATTTTTAATCTCGCCAGATTTAACTAATCCTATGCCCGGGATTCTTAAATCTTTTTGGCTCACATTTTTAAACTTCATAATATTAAAAGTTATTTACTAAAACAACACATTGGACTATAAACTCACTTACAAAAATAGCTCTATCTTTTGTTATTTCCTCAAAGCTAATTGGTGTTACATTTACTTTCATAACACTATACTCGTCATCTACTGTTAATTGAGGATCTTCGTCAAACATTTCCATTACAGCGTCTGTTATTGACAATCTTGTAGCTGCCGCTTGGGTTGGCGTTTTGTTTCCTACTTCCTGATATAACCTGACCTTAAACTCTAATATTCTCTCGTTCCTATCCGTGTCTATTATTTCTCCTTCTCCTACATTTTCTATTACTATTGCGTAAGGATATCCTGCTGGCTCTGTCGGGTTTACTCCATAAACATCTACAAATGCCAAATCTTCCCCTATTGTTAAGGCTTTTAATTTGTTTATTATAATTGTCTTAAGTCCTGTATAAGTTGTGGTCATTTGTATCTTGCTAATTTATTTATTATATTATTTATCATTTCCTTAAAATACCTAATTATTGTGCTTTTTTTTCTTTCTAAAGCGTTTTCTAAAAACTTCGCCTCTCCTGTTGTATGCTTGAAGTTTATCCCTTCGTGTTGCCTTCTCGCATATTTAACATTGCTCCCCACATAAACCTTTTTATCTCCTGCCGACACTCTTTTAGTCTTTTGTATAGACCTTCTCAAATGTCCAAGGTCAACTGGTGTTCTTCTTTTGGCTTCCCTTTCTACAACCGCAGATGACTTATTCAAAGCATCTTTCATTTCCTTTCTAACGATATTACCAACATTTCCGTAGGCCTTCATTAACTGTTCTAGGTTTTCTATTTTAATATCTATCATTTTACTATTAGTAATTGTAAATGTTGATTTCCCCCTATTTCAAAAGCTTTTACTTCTTTTACCTGATAAGTTCCATCGCTTGTTATTACTTGATCGCCTATTTGGATATCTAAAATTGGACACCACATATTATATAAAGTATAAAAAGCGCCTTCTTCTAATTCTACTTTTTCTCCGCTCTCTTGTTGTATATGGCAATTCTTTCCAGTCAAGTTTTCTTCATATTCTGATTGATCCGTCTTTAGTCTTTTGGTAGAAAATGGAGTTGTATAAAATATGTTAATTGACATTTTATTTTATGTTAATTTTCCTATATCTGTCTAAAATTGTTTTGGCCCGGCTAACTTTATTTTGATTTGTGTCTGACTTCTTATAACTAACTGAGTAGCTACCTATACTTTCGCTATCTGTTTCTCCTTCTGATTGATGAGCTTCTTCTATAATCAAAGAAACCATTATTGTGGCTGCTAATTTAATGTCTGATGGCACACTTTCTGAGTAGCCCCATTTGGCTGTTACTTCTATGTTCTTGTTATCTCTTACAAAAATACCATCATAATAAACTCTCGTCTTTGGGGTTCTATTATATGGATAAACATAATAATCGTCTTCATCTAACTCCTCTGACTCCATTAAAGCCCCTGACATTTCTATTTTCTCTAACTCTACGCAATCATCTATTAAAAGCTCGTGAGTTCCGTCGCCATCATAATATTTAACAGAAGCTTCAGTATCTGCTATAAAATTGCGACCAGTATATTCATCTATTGAATCTTCTACACTTTCTATCCATTCGTTTATTTGAGTATTAAAAGATTCGTCTATATCTGTTAGCATATAACGCTCAATGTCGTTTTTTGATGTATATCCTTTCATAAATTACAAATATTAGGCATATTATTATATGGGCTATCTTTTTTGGTATATGGGCTATCTTTTGGGCAGTATGGGTCTATTTTTTTAAATACATCTAAAATATCATCTCCTATACCAGTTTCTTCTAATTTGACTATATTTATTATTGCTAAAGCATCTTCTGCTAATGCCGAATCTGATAACGCTACATTTACCAATATCTCAGCAGCTTCTACTCCAAGCCCACTATCACTTACAATTATATTATTTAAAACTTCTAATGTTTCTACTCCTGCTCCACTGTCTGTTAGGAGTAAATTATTTAAAATTCTCAATACTTCCGATCCTACTCCTTCGTCTTCTATTGTTATCCGGGCTAATATGTTTAATGCTTCTGTTCCTAAACCTATATCTGATGTTGCTATATTCACTAAAACGTTTAATGCCTCTGCTCCTACTCCTGTATCTGAAAGGGTCATTTCTTTGTTTCTTATTAAATCTTCTACTCCTGTTCCAGAGTCGCTTAATTTTATTTGGGCCAATATCTCTAATGCGTCTACTCCTGTTCCCGTGTCCAAAACATCAACAGCATTTGCTAATTCTTGGACTATTTCTGTTCCTAATCCTGTATCACTTAATGCTAATTGGACCAATAAACTGCTAATTAAATCTGTTCCTGTTCCTGTGTCTGACAAAGCTAGTTGTATTAAGGCAGAAAGAGCCTCATTTCCTGTCCCGGTATCGCTTAAACTTAATTGAGCTAATAACCCTAATACTTCTGCTCCAGTTCCTGAATCTGATTGTATTATTTCATTTAAAAGATTTGATATACTATCTACTCCAGTCCCTGTGTCACTTATTCCTATTTGAGCTAATAAATCGCTTACAGTTTCTGTTCCTGATCCCGTATCTGATAATTCTAATTGTGCTAACACTTCACTTATTTCGTCTGTCCCCGTTCCAGAATCGCTTGAAGATTTCTCCCAGTATTCCAATCCGTCATAAAATGGTTTATCAAGTATAATTTCGTCAAACATCTTATTTTTTAATTAAAGTATTTAGTATCGTGTTTATTTTAATCAATTCTCCTTTAATAAAATTTATATCATTTTCTATGTGAGCAATATGATTTTCTTTAAGTAGGCATAATTCATCTGACATATAATCAATGTCTTTCTTTATTGCCACTATTTCTTTATCTTGGTCAGTATTTGGCTTATCAATTCCTTTAATAAATCTTATAATATAAGTTATGATTGCCAGTACTGCTAATATAGCCGTTAGTATTTCCATATTTATTTTTTAATCATTTCTTCTAATGTTTCATTTGTTTTTGCCATAAGATTAGAATTTATTATTTATCTTTATCATAAGATATAATGCTATTACTACACCTATTATTACTGATATGTCGGCTATT